TATTTCCGAAACGGCAGCGAAAGCCTGAGCGCGGAACAAAAAACGCTGCTTAAAGCCAATTTTCGCGGCACAAGCCCGCAAAGCACGACGGCGGCTTTGGGCGGCTACACTATCCCGACGGGTTTCATGCCCGAACTGGGCAAGGCCATGCCGGACTATTCCGGCATCATGCAAGCCGCTCGAATCGTCCGCACAGATTCCGGCCACACGATGACTTGGCCGACGGTGGATGACACGTCCACGCTCGCCACGCTCGTCTCCGAAGGCAGCAGCACGACCGTCGCAGACATCACGTTTGCCCAAAAGCAGTTGGATGCCTACACCTACCGCACCCTTGCCCAAATCAGCGAGGAACTGATGCAGGATTCGGCGTTCGACATGGAGGCCACCGTGCGCGAACTATTCGCCGAACGTTTTGGCCGTGCGTTCAACGCAGCCCTCACCACAGGCACAGGCTCATCGCAGCCGAATGGCGTGGTGACAGGTTCCGCGCTGGGCAAGACGGCGGCAAGCGCGACGGCGTTCACCTATTCCGAGATGCTCGACCTTGTCCACTCGGTTGACCCGTCGTACCGCTACGGCCAAAACGTCGGGTTCATGTTCAACGACGCGGTTTTGGCCGCAATCAAAAAATTGTCAATCGGTTCGAGCGACGCTTTCCCCGTTTGGCAGCCCGGCATGACATCAAAAGACCCTGACACCGTTTTGGGCTTCCGCTATTGGGTGAACCAAAGCATGGATTCCGCCCTCACGACAGGCAAAAAAATCATGCTGTTTGGCGACTTTTCCAAGTACGTCATCCGCATGGTACGCGATGTGACCGTTCGCCGACTGAACGAACGCTACGCCGAATCGCTGCTTGTCGGCGTGTTGGGCTTTGCGCGGATTGACGGCGAAGTGCTGAACAGCGCGGCAATCAAACGCCTCGTACTGGCATGAAAATCGAGATTTTACAGGCTTGCGTGGGCGAGGGCTTCCATTACCGAAAAGGACAGGTGGTGGAAGCCCCGCCAGACAGGGCAGCCGATTTGGTCGGCGCGGGCTATGCCCGTTTTGCCGAAAAACCCAAGCCCGAAACTGCGACAGACAAAAGAGCAACCGAAAAGCGATAATGCGCCCGACACCGAACCACTCATACTCCGCAACTGCGCCCGCGTCCGAACCAGTCACGCTGGCAGAGGCAAAGGCGCATTTGCGGGTGGGCGGCACGACCGACGACACATACATCAGCACCCTGATAACAGCCGCCCGGCAATGGGCCGAGATGCACATGGGGCGCATCTGCATAACCCAGACAATTACCGAAAAATGGGATTGGTTTCCGGTCGGGTGCGTCATGGATTTGCGGTGGGTTCCGGTACAGTCCTTTACATCTGTGGGCTATCTGGATTCAAACGGAGACACGCAAACATGGGATGCCTCGAAATACGCGGTTGATACGATAGCGCAGCCATGCCGCATCGCCCCGAAGTACGGGGAGACCTACCCGCAAACGCGGGCGCAAATCAACGCCGTGACCCTGTCCTATGTGGCAGGATATGCCAGCGCGGGCGACGTTCCGACACCGATAAAACAGGCAATCCTGTTAATGGTCGGCGAGATGTACGAACAGCGCGAAACATCGGTAAAGCAACTGCCCACGTCGGTAGAATACCTATTGCAACCATTCAGAATCGAAGGATTCTAAACCATTGACTATCAATGAAAAAGGCTAAAAAATTCTCACCAAACTCATCAAATCTCTGGGTAAACGTCCTGACGTTTGTGCTGGGCGCGTTCGCGCTCGGCGGCGTTGATTGGGGCATGGAACCTGCCGAACTTTCCGGCAAAATCGTTACCACCTTGCAGGGCGGCAGCCTTTGGGCGGTCGGCGCAATCGTTTTTTCAAACATGGTTGTCCCTGTTTTCCACATCATCAAATCCAAGCCCCAAAACTTCTGGTCTTTCCTTTCCAGCAACAATTTTTGGGTTCAGTTCACGGCGTTCGCGCTCGGCTTGGGCGTGATGTTCGGAATTGGATTTGATGTGGACGCATCGGGCGCAATTGTCGACGCGGTGGCGATGAAAGACTGGGCGGCATTGCTTGGCATCATCTTCCCGGCCGTGCTAAACCCGCTCATCCGCTACCTGAAAGACGTTTTCGCGGGCAACAACACCGCAACGGCCTGACATGAAGACATCCGCCCTATCCAAGCAAGTCCCTGACATCGGGCGGCTTGACCGTGAAATAACGCTCCGCGTCGCTACCGAAACGGTGGACGCATGGCAACAAGCCGTGCAAACGTGGGCGGATTTGGCGACGGTCTGGGCGGCGGTGGATTATGCGACGACCGACGACGGCGAAATGGAGAGCGGCGGGAAACAGACCGTTTTTCAGGTGCTGCACTTCACGATCCGCTACCGTTCCGACGTTACCGAAAAGACGAAAGTGGTTTTCGAGAGCACCGATTACGATATTTTGAACATCGAGCAGATTGGGCGGCAACGCTTCCTGCTCTTGAAAGCGCAAAAACGCACATGAACGCAGCGGGCATCATCGCAGCCATGACAGACGCGGACACCGACGTGCAGGATTTGTGCGGCGGGCGGATTTACGCGCTAATCGCCCCACAGGGGGCGACGCTGCCCTTTGTGGTGGCGCAGGTTGTCGCAATCGAGCCGAATGACACGCACACGGGCGCAAGCAAAGAAGACACGGGAATGGTTCAGGTGGACAATTACGCGCTCAAAATGTCAGATGCCGAACGGCTGGCCGATACGATACGCCGTGCGATAGACAAGCAGCGCGGCAGTTTCACGGTAGGCGGCGCGGGCGTGGATGTGGACGGGGTGCAGTTCATTACAGAGCGGCAGATGTGGGATGACGACGCGGAATGTTACAGGGTTAGCCACGACTTCCGTTTGCGCGTCCGTCGTGATACAGACGACCTTGCCCCGGCAAGTTTTGTACGGGTCACTTACGCCGACGACGCGGCAGCGGCAGCGGGCGGGGTGGCAATCGGGCAGACTTATGTACTCAGCATCAACAACCCCTACGGCATGGCCGAAGGGACATTGAAAGTCAGAATCGAATGAAAAAAATCATCATATTACTCCTTTGCGCCCTACCGATTTTCGCGGAGGCGCAAATCCTAAAATCGGCGGGCATTATCTATTTCAACGGAGTGCCAAACCGAACACCCTCCGTCGGGAAAGAATCCGAAGTGGCGGTGGACGTGGCGACAGGCACGATTTATGTTTGGGACAGGACGCTTTCTGGTTGGGTGGCACAAGGCACGGGCGGCTCGAACTTGCCGCCGCAAACCGGGCAAACGGGCAACTTCCTTCGCACCGACGGCAGCAGCGCGTATTGGGACGCTGCCCTCACGGTGGAAGTGGACGGCAGCATCACGAACGAGATACAAGACCTTTCCCTTTCCGGCAACACGCTTTCGCTCACGGGCGATGCCTCTACGGTGAATTTGTCCGCCTATCTGGACAACACCGACGCGCAGACGCTTTCGACGGGCAGCAACAGCCTTGCAATCTCGAACGGCAACAGCGTCACGGTGGACACCGACCCGACCAACGACATTATCACATCCAGCACAGCGGGCGGGGATGTTTCCGGCACGTTTTCCAACCTTCAAATCGTATCCAACGCCGTCGGTTCGGCGGAACTTGCCAGCACGACCGTATCGCCCGCCGCCTACACGCTCGCCGACATTACGGTGGACGCGGACGGTCGGATAACAGGCGCGGCCAATGGCACAGAGCAAGACCCGGAGTTTTCGACATGGTTTTCGTCGGTTCCCAACCTCGACACCGACGACACCGACGACCTGACAACGGCCACCACATTTGGCGGCGACGTTTCCGGCATCTACTCCAACCTGCAACTGGCAGCCAACAGCGTCGGCGCGTCTGAAATCGCCGCCAACGCCGTAGGCAGTTCCGAAATCGCGGCAGATGCCGTAGGCACGTCAGAAATAGCCGACGGCTCGGTGGGTGCTGACGACTTGGGCGCGGCCTCGGTGAACGCCTCGAAACTTGCCCAAATGGGCGCAGCATCTGGGCAGCTAATGAAATGGAACGGCAGCGCGTGGGCGGCGGCAAACGACGACACGGGCGCGGGCGGCGGTGTGACTACGTTCAATTCGCGCAGCGGCGCGGTCGTGCCAGCGGCAAGCGATTACGATGCCAACCAAGTGGACGTGACCCAGACGGGCAATATTTCGGCAACGGACGTACAGGCCGCATTGGCCGAACTGGACAGCGAGAAATCGAGCACGGAGGTTGACGGCAGCGTGACGAACGAAATTGAACTCCCCACACAAACGGGGCAAAACGGCAAGTTCCTCTCGACCGACGGCACAAACCCCGCATGGGCAACGGCATTGACGAGCGAGGTTGACGGTTCTGTCTCCAACGAATTGCAGACCATTTCGGTAGCGACCAACACCGTGACGCTCTCCAATTCGGGCGGTTCGGTGACAATCGCTGGCGGCGGCATCAACACCGTCGGCACAGCAGGGACAACGATTACAATCACGGCGACAGAGGTTGACGGCTCCACCACGAACGAAATCGAGTTGCCCACGCAAAGCGGACAGTCAGGGAAATTCCTTTCCACGAACGGCAGCAGCCCGTCTTGGGCGACCGCCCTGACAAGCGAGACCGACGGCAGCACCACGAACGAGGGCAGCCTGACGGTCGGCGCGGGCAGCGGCACGACGGCGGAAATCATATCCAACCCGAGCGGCTCGACACCCGTCACGCTCAACGCTGGCACAGGGCTTTCAATCTCCGAAAACACAGGCACGGGCAATATCACCTACACGAACACGGCACCCGACCAGACCGTTTCGCTCACACAGGGCGGCATCGTGACGGTTTCGGGGACTTACCCCAATTTCACCGTGTCGGCGACAGAGGTGGACGGCAGCACGACCAACGAACTCGAACTACCCTCGCAGACAGGGAACGCGGGCAAGTACCTGAAAACGGACGGCTCCGCCGTGTCGTGGGATACCCCGGCGGGCGGCGGCGGTTCGCTGACTGTGAGCGACGGGGGCGGCAACTGGACAACCGCCGCGACTTCGATAGACTTTGTGGGCGCGGGCGTGGTTGCGGCGAACAGCAGCGGCGCGGTGACGGTCACGGTGGCGGGTTCGGAGCAAATAGACGAGTTTACGAGCGCAGGCACGACCACTTACAACGTGCCGAGTTGGGCAAAAACGCTGGAAATCATCTGCATCGGTGGTGGTGGTGGTGGTGGCAGCGGGCGGCGCGGCGCGACTTCTACGGTTCGCGCTGGCGGCGCGGGTGGTGGTAGCGGCGCGTGGA